ATAAGTTCTGCACCTGCTTTATTCAATGTCATAGTTTAGATTTGATATAGAAATATGCAACAATGATACCAATCAAAAAGAATATCCAAAACTGCCTCTTTTTTGCTTTCCCTTCCCATTCGTTTAATTCGTATTCCAAACGGCTTGAATCGGTCTGTAATAACCTCACACGAGCATTGTCCACTATGTATGACTTCAATGTATCGTGAATGGTTGTAGACTTGATGATGTCCCTTGTTTTCCAGTTGGTGATGTAGGTAGTATCGTTAACTATCTCTGTATGTGTTTCAACATCAACCCTTATTAGTGTATCTATGACAAGTAAAGTATCTGAGTTGGTTATGAATGTAGTATCATTCGCACACCATCCTCCCTTGACCACAACCTTTGCTACTTGCTCAAGTTTTTCTTGGTCACGCAAAACTTGCTTAACTGGGTTACATGATAATAGTAAAAAACATAAATATAATAGAATCAGTCCTATAAGAGATAAGGTCAAAAAGAAATCAAATTTTATTTTCATTTCCTAAATATTTTCTCAGCAGAGGATAATCCAAGTGCTGATGATACTAAAAATGTAACAGAGTAAATAGCAACATCAGAAGGTTTGGCAATCATTGTAGCACATAAGGATAGCGTACCAATAAATGCACAAAGTCGCTTCATGCTTAATCGGTTGCTCTCCTCTGTGAAGAATTGCCTCATGATTTTATCTCCTTTACCAATCTGTAAACATTATAGACTATCGTTGAGATTCCTGCAAAAATAGCGACAACCACACCGACCTCGCTAAGTGCAATATCTGCCCAAAGTTTAATCAGTATGGTTGCCACACACATTCCAATAGATTTGCTATCCATTTTCGTTCTTCTCTTTTTGAAGTTCCTCTGCAATCTTTTGGTTAATCTCTTGAAGTTGTTTTTGCAAGTATTCAATCTGTGCTAAACAATCATAAGCAGATGCTTTCAATTCTACAATAGTCATAGTGTTTATTTTAAGGTAAAATTACTAAATTTAATTTATCCGCAACCCATTGTATTGCGTAATCATCTTGCTCCCATAATTGATATTCTTCATCAGTCATTTGAAGGTTACCTTGTGCAATTTGTTCTCCAGGTACATCGTTACCTTCTGCATCAACTACCTTTGTTGATAGCGACCAAAAAAATGCACCATTTGTGAAAAGAACTACATTGATGCCATAAGCATCTAAATACTCTGCTACTTTAACTTGTCCGTTTACCCATACATTGATAGGTGAGATTTTCTTTGCCATTTTTATTTTAATTTAAAAGTTTACCCATGTTGTGCCGTTGTAGTACGACATTTGATTTAATGTTGTGTCATACACTTGCAATCCTGCAGCAGGAGTACCGATTGCGTTCTTCTGCGTTGTTGTCATCCGAGGTGGTAGGAAGCCTTTGGTGGTGGAATCTGCTTGTAATATTGCAGATGCAATGTGTGTAATTGAACCACCTCCTGTAATTAAATCAGATACAACAAATTTTCCATCATTTGCAATCTGCATTCTATTGTTTAATAAAGATTGCGTTGTTCCTGCTGCACCATTTGGTAAAGTACCAAGTTGATACCCTCCTCCTGCTAAATAAAAAACTGATGCAAGACCCGCATTAACTCTTTCAAATGCAGTACCATTATAAAATGTATTTTCAGCAATAAAAGCATTATTTGTTGCAAAATGCTGAAACCTTAAAGTACCAACGTCTAAACCACTTGTAGAAGTTGTTGAACCATTTGCAGTTAATTTCCCACTCACCCTCGCAGTGCCGTTTACATCAAGTAAAAACGTTCCCTCTGTCGTAGTCCCCAAAAGCAAGCGACCTGCTGCGGTGAGGGTCATTTGGGCGGTGGATGAACCTGCTGAAAATTTTATCCTACCTGTTGCAAATAGATTGTAAATAGCAATATCACCAGCAGTTGTATTTGCTAAATATGTATTACTTGGAGTTATAATGCCTACGGTATTTGAAATGCTACTCGTTTTACCTACTGCCGCAGTTCCTGCCGATGCATCTTGTTGCAAAACCAATTCAGTGTAAGAAAGGTTTCCGGCAGTTGTATTAGATACTGTTAGTGATGTAATTGCATTCTGATTTCTACTCACAGTCAAGTTCCCACCCAAAAAATTCGGTGCCGTCCCTGCCCCATACAATCCCCAACCCGTATTATTACTCCATTCAATACTTCGCCAATCAGCAACAGCGGTGAGAGTAGGGTTAACGTATAAGCCACGAGTGATTCCAGTAGCACCAACTTGGTTGATTCTTGTATCAAGCACCAAATGGTTAAATGTAGCAGTTCCTGATGTTGGAGCAAAAGTATTCCTAACATTTAAACCACTAATATCACCTAATGTAAGTGTATATGTTTGGTCTGAAAGTAATGACCATGCAGAATTGTTGGATGCAAGTTGAATAGCATTATAAAATATTGTACTTGTCCCAGTTGATGTCCTTGATACTGCGTTTCTTGATGCTCCTGCAAATATTCTTCTAAAAACATTATCAATTTCTATATCCCCGTTTATAGTTGTATATCCATTCAACAATGTATTTCCCTGCACTTGGAGGCGTTGACCGCCATCGGTAAATGTGCCTCCGTTTTGGAGGACAAGGTTGCCCGTTGCTCCAAACAAACGCATTCTTTCCGCGTTGCTATTAGCAAATATTATAGGTTGAGTATCAAAATTATGAAAAATTAATGGTCTTGCCGTACCAGTTCCGTTTTTGCCAACACTCATATAAGCACCAGCTTGTCCCGCAAAACCTACTGTACTACCATTTATATCAATACCAAATAATATGTATGAAGTATTGCTTGAATTGTTGGTATCTTGTAAGGAATATAATGTAGTTGCTGCTGAAGATGTTGACCCTGTTTGCGTAAACCTTGCACCTACTAAATGCAATGGACCTTGAGGTGCATTAGTCCCAATCCCCAACCTAGCATTAGCAGCATCCCAAAATAAATTATTTGAACCCGTCTGCGAATTAGTTCCATTCCAATATGCAACTTGACCCGATACACCGCTACCGCTTATAGGCGTGTAACCTAAAGCCGTTGCAATTGTTTTGTTCTTCCATAATGCCGTTGATGATTCATAAATCAATGCCTCGTTGTTCGCAGGTGTAACGATGTCAACATTATGCAATTCTTCCAACTCCCAACCATTCATCACCTTCACGTATATCTTGCCATTATTAACGTGAGCATACTCAACGTAACCGATTACAACAATATGACCTGCCCCCGTTGGTTTAACCTTTGTAATCGCCCCAGGTGTTGTAGGTGACAAATAAAGTACATCACCATCCGCCCACGTTTCACCTTGTAGACTACCCGTTGTGTTGATGTTCTCAAGTTGCCCCATAGTCATGATGAACCCCTCTTGATTCGTTGGAATCGTTTCGCAAACAAGTCCGATTGTGTCCGCACTATTCGCATCATTGTTCGCTTGAGCAAACGCAACCGCTAATCGTTGACCTTGCGCACCGCTTACCCTTACCGCTTGATATGCTGCCTTTGTTAGTGTTGCGTTTGGTGTAACCTTGTTAACAATTCTTGCTACTAAATCAACGCCATTTTTCAATACTACACTACCGCCTTTTAACGTTGTTTCGCTGCTACCTATTGTATCGTTCCAACGTGTTGTACCAACAACCGCCGTTCCCGTTGGGGATGTGTCTAATGTTACTTGACCTGCTCTTAGTTGGAACTCTCCGAGATTAACATCACCAGTTGCACCGCTATAAGGTACACCACCACCATCTAATGCCCAATAAGTATCATAGTCAGTATTAGTAAATTTCTTTAACACCTGACCCGTAGTTCCACCAACGGGAACACCCACACCATTAGCACCCGCAGGACCTGGAGCACCTGCTGCATTGGATACGTTTACAGTTATATCTTCGCTTGATTCTGTAACAATTACTAAATCATTCTGTACGTTTACATCAATACTCATCTTCTATGGTTTAGTTACATCATCATAAACAATAAAATCACCTTCAAGGTATGTCTTAACAACTCCACTTGTGAAAGTCACCTGCATATCCCAAACGTAATTGCCTTTAGCAATATCAACCAACTTATTAACTGTTATTTGGTTATTGCTTACACCTCCAATAGTCACACCGCTTCCGTTGGTCAAAGTCAAAGCAAGTACACCTCCACAACCTTTGCGAACCTGAATGTAAACAGTTGCACCCGTTAAGTTTATCGGTGTAGTATCTGCAAGTAGAGTAAAGACTTGTTGCCATGTGTCATTCCTCCAAATTTGAATATCTAACTTCCCAGGTCTAAAATCTGATGCCATTGTATTTTTCTTTAAATAGATTTAAGAAGGATATGTGTAGTCTGTTGGGACTTCACACCTATTTTGTAAATATGGTAAATCAAGTGAGATGGTTGCTGATACGCCTGCAAGATATTCGGGAGTATCTTCCGTAAAGAAGTCAAGTGTTACTGCATCTTGCATCACAAAATCAAAATCATTGTAATGAAGTTGAGCAATGATATCTTGAGCAGTCAACAACTGGTCCGATAATACCTCTTGCTCATTTGATTGTTCAGGAAGTACCCTATCACAAAAGAATAAGGTGAAGTTCAATGTTGAAGTCTTGCCATTGATTGATGCCCCCGTTATGTCAAAGAAAAAAGCAGGGTAGACATTATCAGACCCCTTACTCAAGAAATCAAAAGCATTACCGTAGTAAGTTGTTTTGATTTGTTGGTGTGCATTTCCCAAGTCCTCTATTGTCTTTATTACATTGTTTAGGGTCATTCTTCTTTACTTTTTCAAGATAGACTTTTAGTTTCTCTTGGTTCTTTTTTGAATATGTCTTATTCGCCACAACATCTATTTATATTGCCTTGATATCTTTCTTCAAAGGTTTTACCACTACAACAATCATAATCACCTAACCAAATGGTAGTAGTATATGCATCATTATCAGGGACAATGGTATCCACTCCAGTACCTGGGTTGATGTACTCAGGATATTTAGCACTTGCTTGACTTTCTTGCTTCAAGAACTTAATTAGCCTTTGCTTGTAAAATTCTGCCCTTGCAGAATATCTATTTGCTACATCTGCCAACTCTGATGCACTCGGTTCAGTTTGGTTATCTCCTGACTTCCTTACTACCCCTTTATTGTAGAATTGATAAGACAATGCCATAGGCAACTCAGACATAACATAATAAACAAGGCAAGGTGTTATGTAGGTGTTCAGCAAAGTTTCTTCATCGCAATTCAAATCACCACATTCAATGCCATTCTGTAACCTCTCATAAAGTGCCGTACCAAGTGCAGGAAGAATATACGCATCTTGGGCATAGAGAATGTCAGGGAAAACAAGTTTAGGGTCTACATTAACATGAAGTCCCGTTCTGTCTTTTATCGTATCAACTGAGATAAATAATATATTTCTGCTCATCTTATTTCTTTTTTACTACTACGTTTCGCCTCCACTCATGTCTGCAACTTGCAGAGTTCCCCCACCATCCACCGCCTCTGTCAAAGACTGAATATCCAAGTCTTGCACTCAGCATTTCTATTCCCTTCCTTGTCCAAAGTTTATCTTCTTTCATTAACTTTTTACAAAATCTTCTTGAAGGATGGTCAGGACTATCTCTTTCATTTACTGGTACAATAGGCTTCCATTCATAGGAGTATCTTACCTCAAAGGTTGTTACCTCCATGTCATCAACTAACTTGCTTAAAGGTTTGGTAAGTTTCCTTTCCTCAATTTTAGGGTCATAATTGATTGCACCTGATTCAACCAAGTAACTCAATCTCCCTTGTACTACATCTCTACTTTTCTTTACTGCTCCTGCAATGTCATCAATGCTTATTTTCGGGTCTTTATCTATCAAGGCAAGGATTTGCTTGTCCAATGATTTATCTATCAAGGAATCCTCTGCAAATGCTTCTCTTGCACTAAATACCGCTTTTGAATGCAATATGTTATAATTGCACTTAGGTTCACCACATTCGCTGAACATTCCTATAACTGTGTCCTCATCAAGTGCAGAAAATTGGAAGTCATCTGTACTTGGGTCATCATCTATCCCAAGCATTGCATTTATGTCTGCATCGGTCATCCCAAGACCTGCCTTGAGCATTGTGGTTGCAATCTCTTTAGTTATCTTACCTTGAGAAAACTGCCTGATAACCCTCATCAGTTGCTGATATTGTCTACCGCTAAGGTTCTTTAGGTTATCGTTTACCTCTGCTTGTACTTCGTTTGATGCAGGCTGATTAGTTACATTAGGTTGATATTTGGAAACATCAATACCTGCCTTCTCCAATAACCACTCTTTAGGAGCAATCTGCAAAAGTGCTGCCTCACTCAACTCAAACCCAATAGGTTCTACTGGTATAATTGTAATCTCAGAAGTAGCACCTTTTAACCTTGCTAATTCATTAAATACAGATTCAAGGAATTGTTGTTTATCGTTTACATAGGTGTTCTTGAAAATCTCATAAGAATCCCTCATCTGTGTTCTGCTACCAAGTTGCCCAGGTTCTGCAATCCCAAAAAGACTGGGAGAGGTAATCTGATGACCTGCGAAAAGGTTATTCTGTATGATTAAGTCAACCCTTGTGAAATCCTCTTTAGTTATATCAGATGCACCGAGGTCCTCAATAATAGGCTTCCTTGCAGGGTCAGTTGTAAATGATAAGATAAACTTCTTGCCATCTGAACCGCTAAACCTATCTGTAAACCTTCTTTCAATGTTTCTTTTCTCATCGGGTGAAGGTTCACCATTGGGAAGTGTAATAAGTTTGGATGCACTGAATCCCGTTTGGGCATTCCCCAAAACGTGTCTACTTACTTCGATATCGCTTTCGATATAGTTCAATGCACCCATGTAACCTGGCAAAGCATAGGTATCTAAACCTGGTCTGTATTCTTTAACGTAAAGGATTTGCTTACCTTGTCTGACCTTTGTATTAAATGCCATCATTGGTACTGCCTCATCCTTTCTCTCAGTCCAATCTTTTTTGTACCAAAACTGAGTATTATCAGCATTGGACCTGATTTTAGTGTAGTCAATGTGTAACACATCAACCAACTTGCCACCCGTTAAGGACCAAATAACCTCAAGGAAAGCACCTCCAAAGATTTCTATATCAATAGAAACCTTCCTTGTTAAATCATTCAGATTCTCAAACTGATTCGGTTGAGCAATGAACTGCTCTGCAATGGGGTCTACTTCATCAGTTTTCCAACCATTGCCAATGATGTAATTAACCTTACCTTTTACAATAGCGTTATGCTTTGCAGACTTATTGTAAAGAGATAGCAAGTAGTTTGGGTAATCGTTTTTCTCACCGAATTCAATATACCCTTTACCCCTCTTTTCTCTATATTCGGGTTGCCTTGCTTCTTGGAAGTTTAATATTACTAAATCATTCATCTTGTTATATATGTATTGTCAACCTCATGTTGAGTGTACTCAAAAGTTGTTGATGGTGACAGTTTCATGATTCCTTCTTCAAGCAAACCAGTTGCTTGGGTATAGTCTACATTGTACGCACTTGATTGCTCATAAACATAATACAACCACTCACCAATGTTTCCCAATCCAAAGTATTTAGGCACTTTAATACTGAATTTATTATACCTATCCTTGAAAGGTGATACATCCAAGTTGTTAAGCAAAACAAATGCAACCTCATCCCGTGTAGTTCTATTCACAAAACGGAATAGATAATTAGGAGAAGTCAATGTCTGCTTCTCGGTTAATGTTAAGTAAATAAACTCCGTTGCTCCTTGAGTGAGTTGTATCATTATAACTAAATAGATAATCCCCTGACTTTTACCCAAAAAGAAAGGCAACCGAAATGGTTGCCCTACTCATTCTAAACCTTATGTCCTATTTACGCAGTCAGTCCTGCTATAATCGTACTTGATACTTCAGGAGCAAGAGCAGGTTCATTACCCGTGAAGGTCAATGTATAACCATTCCTATCTCCGAAAGCAGTACCAGTTGCACCATTGCCACCAGTCAAATCAGCACCATTCACCTTACCAAGCAACCAATATTTATCATTACCATCCTGAACTACTGCAAGAAGGTTATTCTTAGCAAGTAACAAGATTTCATTTCTTGTGTTCGCTTGAAGTTTATTAAGGATGATGGACAATTCTTGAGCATAAAATACTGTTCCATTTTCAACGGATGCAGTAATGTTCTCAGTCAATGAAGAAGTCTGCTTAACAAGTTGGTACTTGTAAAACACTTTACCTGCACTCTTGGTGATTGTAGTAACAACCCCTGATGCTTCTGTAATTGCGGTAACATTTTCAAACGGAATAAACCAAACCGCTTTAATGCCACCTATTGACTCTTTACAGTCTAATGTATAACCTTGAGTTAATGCACACGGCATAGTATTAATATTTAAGATGAAAGCAAGGAGTGATTAACACCCCTTGCCTCATTTGTTATTTAAGTGAAGAACTTAACAATCTCATCAGGGAAAGCAAAGTTGATTCCCATCTTGAATTCCGCTACATAGCGAACTTGGTCAGCCTCTTTAGCAAAGAAGATTTCAAATCTTTCTTCTTCATTCAAAAGGTCAGTACCCAAGAACAAGTTAGATATCCTCATTGCTACGATGTCACCGCTACCATTCAAACCTTGAACTGCAATAACTTTTACGTTTGTACCTGGGAGGAAGAATTGACCATTAGCAGCCTCATCATATTTGTAGTGGAACAAATTAGATGATTTCAACTTAACTGTGTAAGTACGGAAAGTATCCATACCACAGAAGATTGCGATATCATCCTTATCAACTACTTGGGCAGGAATTGCCTTGTAGATATCATCAAAGATGCTGATTACGTTTGCATCAGTAATTGCAGTTTCTACAACACCATGCAAAGCAACACTATTCGCATTAACAACTGATGCACCTGCTGTGTTAATCAAAGAAATCAACCCGTTAAACTTGTTCAAGTTTACATCAACACTTGCAGTTGAACCTTGCCAAATAGTCCTCTCCAATTGTTGAGCAATCTTTTCTGCTTTCCTCTTAGAGAACTCCTCTGCGAATACCATTGAATCATAGTAAGAACCTGCAGGAAGTGCTTTTTGAAGATACTTGCTCTCCAGGTCCTTCATACACAATGCTTCATTAACCTTGATTTTACCAACTGTTACTGCCCTTTGAGTAAATGAAGTTGTACCTGATGCATTGAATCCACAAGATGAACCATCTTGGAAGATAGCATCTGTGTCCATGATGTTGATGGTTTCGGCAGATTTTACTCCTACCATCACGTTTCCTTGCTCTTTAATCAAAGATGCAGTTTTGCTACCAAGTACAGAAGAAGTTACAAGCAGTTGCTCGTTTTCTTTTGTATAGTTCGCCAATGTGCCAACTGAAAATCCCATTTTATTTAATTTTTATTGTTTGTTAATTAATTACTTAATTGATTTTGCAAATTCAAGAAAGCGACTGATTTTATCCTCTTTCTTTTCTACATGAACATTAAACTTGTCCTTTGGTTGCTCTGTTGCATTTGCACTTGGTGTGTTAATCAACTGAACTAAGATATCTGAAATGTCGCTAATTCCTTTGCTGAACTTTAGTTCTTGAGATGCAAGTTTAGCATCGTATGCCATCTTAATCTCATCCAGTTGCTTCTGCATTTCCTCAATCTTCTTCTTCATAAGGTTTTCCTCAACGGGAACTTCTACCTCAACACTTACTTCAGGTGCTTCCATTTCAGGTGCTTTGATTTCCAAGATGGTTGCATTTTCATCAAGAACGATGATAGTACCATCAATCAACTCATGCTCTCCAACTGGTGCAGGTGTTTCAACTCCTGCTTCATCCACAAGAGATACTTTACCACCTACTTCAAGTTTGTCAATCATTACTTTAGCACCGCTTTTCAAAGAGTATTCTGCGAAAGACTGGGTAGGTTCAGCAGATGCCATTGGCAATTCTCCTGCCTCTGCGAACATCTGTTTAATCTTATTAATTGCTTCCAATGTTGTCATAAATATCTTTAGTTATAAATAGTGGGTATTTTTCAATGTACCATATAGGCATTCTTAACCGATTTGGGCAAGTACTCCAAGTACGTTCTCCCATAGTTGCTCAAGCCTTTTATCTCCCGTTTTTCGGTAGTTAAATTGACCCTCAACACTAAATCCTCTAACCTTGCCATCTTTAACCATCTGCCAAACCTCATCGTTATCAACTTTGAACGAACCAAACCAAGACCCATCAGGTACATCTTCAAAACCTTTCATTGCTTTGATTCCCCTCTTATCATCCTTTATCCAAGATTCAAACATGGTCATACCCTCAGTCAGATTGCCTTGGTCATGCATCAGATTCACGTTTGATTGGTAACCTTTCTTGAAGAACCTCTGTGCAATCTTTTTTATCGTTTCCTTTGTGAAAACAACATAATACTCACCATTGTCATCATTTCTGTAAATAGGAGTATCTGCCAACATCAAAGGACCGCTAATGATTCTTTCTTCTTCGCTTTGGATTGCAAAGTTTTGCCTATCAATCTGCTTCAACTTCCTTTCTGCCCAGTCAATCATAGCATCACCTCCCCAAGCATCCCACATAAGACCTCCGCAACCTTCTGAATAAGGCACATCTTTATGCTGCTGATGCCTACGAAATCCACTAATTCTTGCCAAAGTTTCCCTTGTAAGATTCTCTTTGTTTGCGATTTGGTTTGCTCTTAATTTTCCCGTTGCCTCACCACAAGAACCCCAACCATTTTCCTCTGCCCATTTCAAAGCACGTTTAGCATTATTAACTGCTGCTTCAGGATAATCATTGTAGGAATCTTCTGCGAAGTGTTCAGTCCAAATAGAGTTGCATATTGCAACCGCTTGTTCAGTTTCTTTACCCTCATTTATGACATAAGAAATGCATCTTGGGAGAAACTTGTCTTTCCCTTCCCCTACTATCGGATTAATAAACTTGTCATCCTTAAACATAAGGAAAGACCTTTCAATTGCAGGTCTGTCAACAAGACTAACCACATCAACCTCAACATCATCTTCAAGGTCGCTTGTTATCTCTAAATTGTAAATTGGTAACTTCTTTTCCATGTCATTAATTTTATCCAAGCCTCGCTGCTCGGTTGATTCTTGTTATTTTTTCTTGAGAATTGGTAATATCAGATTCCACAACGTATGCTCTACCAGTTGCTGACCCCATTTGGTTTATGGATTGCTGATTCAATTGTGTAATGGTGTTCTGAATAGGAGCAGTTGGTGTTATTGGTGCAGATGCCATAGACATTGAAGGACTACCTGAATCTGCTACATTCCCAGTACCTTTTGCAGATGGTACTTTAGTGCTGATAATCTTTTTTACGTTTATCAAACCTGCTGCAATTGTCGCTGCTGCTGCAACTGGTCCAAAGATACCGCCTTGTGCTAATGCCTTAGATGCACCCTGATAAGTGTTAATGATTGCTTGAGTAACTGCAATTGCCTTACCTGCTGCACTATTTTGGTCCACAAGACCGCCAATGATGGACAAAGATTGAGAGGCAAGACCTAACTGAGCATCAAACTTCTCTTGCTCAAGTTTCTTTTCATAATCGGTTAACTGCTTCTTCGCATCTGCTTGTTGTGTTGCACTTACAATGATTGCATCTGTAACACCTTTAGCGGTTATCTGCGTTTGAACTAAAGCATCTTTACCTGCTGCCGTTACTCCAAGAATCTGTGTAGTGGTTAGGTTTGCTGCAAGTTCTTTTTCCCTTCTTATCAGATTCTGCCCTTCTTCATAATCTTTTCTTATCCTATCTTTTTCTTTCTGCTTTTCTGCTGCAACTTTTGCTGCCTCTGCATTTCTATCTGCAATCCTTTTCTTTTCTGCTTCATCCAATACTGCATTCTCAACCTTTAACTCTCTGAATCTTTTTGCTTCTTCCTCGGTTAATGACCCAGTAAGTTTCAGTCTTTCCCTTAGTGCATTCGTTTCGTTTGCGTTTGCCTCTTTTTGGAGTGCATAAATCTCTTTTTCTTTACCGCCTTGAGCAGTTAATAACTTAACCCTTGCTTGTATGTTCTCATTTGACTTTTCATTGGTCTTGCTTAATTTTTCAAGCACCCTATCTGCTTCTGAAGTAATGCCTACGAAATCAGTAAACTTTGTAACAAGATTACCAACAAAGTCTGCAAGTTTACCAAGACCTGGGATGAAGTTAAGGACTACTTTTTTAACTGTTTCAAAGTTTGCAATCAGCAACCCAACACCAACCACCAATGCACCTATGCCCGTTGAAATAATTGCAGACCTTAATGTCCCGAATGCTTTAGAAACACTATTTCCAATTACTGCACCAAGTTGCTTAAATGAATCTATGCTTTCCCCTACTGCTTGTAGACCTTGAGAGAGTGCCATTGCAGACTGAACCTTTAACAAGGTTTTCTCAACTGCTTCTGCTTTATTTCCGAACAAACCAACTGCACCTTGAAGTGCTGCGAATCCACCTGCTACACCCGATAAAGATGCGGTTAATGCTTTGAACTTTGCATCAGGATTAAAGGCATCTGTTAATGCTTTAGCATCTCCAATGGCATCTTTTAATTGTGCTGCTCTTTTTGCTGCATTGATTGCCTCTTTAGATGTTGCACCAAACTTCTCAGACAAGGTATTTACCTCATTCTGTGCTTCCCTCAATTGTTGCTTTAATGAACCAACTGACTTGCCTACATCACTCGCATCTACTTGTACCTTGACACCAATTATTTCTTCTGCCATTTTAAATGTATGTTAATTCAATTACTTTAAGTAGTTCAACTTTTGTTGTGTTAAAGTCCATTGGGTTGTAATCCATGACCTTATTCAACCTCCAAAGTGAACCATCAATATAAATCAGTTTACTAAAATCAAGGTTGTAAATATCAACCTCATTTAACTTTACAGAGCAGGTCATCATCTTACTATGTCCTTCAATGTTGGTTATCTCTGCAATATACTCGGACCAATAACCATTAAAAAGGTTTGCTGAAGTATAAACAGATGCATCAAAAAATAACTCCTTTGGAGAACCCCAACAGATATCATTCTGTGGATTGGTTGGGTTATCTAAATGCCCTGCATACCCATAAACATTGAAGGTTGATATTACGCTTCCACCGATGCCATTACGCATATTCCAGTTACTAACTCCCGTTATCTTCCTTGCTTGTAGAATCCTGATAACAGAATCCATCTTATCTTCTGCAAGGTTTGAGTTAGATAGTTTATAAATAGCAGAATAAATCTTATCAGTTCCACTCTTTTGGTAAAGGATTGTTCCTGCAAATATCAACTCAGTAGCATCAACTTCCTTTACAAACTCATTCTCACTATCATAAATGAAATCACCATACCCCTCATTATACTTCTTTCTGTAGTTCTCAGCATAAAAGTCATTGTCCTGCTTATATTTATAATCATAATACCTTGCAGTAAACTCTGACATCGGCTTTATCCTCATTACACTACCTCGGTCCACCTTATCAGTCCAGTCTATCTTTGTACCATCGTAAAAGTCAATGAAAGGCTTTATAATAAGTTTCTTCTCTACAAACTTGTCCTCATAGACATAAAGATTAAACATCTTGACAATGGATGCAAAGAAGTCTTTTTGGAAAATCCCTTTAGGGATTGTGTCCTTAATTACTATATCTTCCCCATAGTTGATGGTAGTATCTGTCGGGTTGTTTGATGTAATGCTAAAAGTACCTTGCTCAATGTCAAGGTCCGAGAAGTTACCTACCAAATCAACATCTAAAGTATCGGTGTTTACGATTGTAATTGATGCAACATTAAGGATTGCGTTGAAGTTGTATCCATTGCCAGGCAAGGTATAAGTTACCACAGATATCGGTGTACCATTCTTCCTAAGTTGCACAGTAAAGTCACTTGATGGACTGATTGCATTTATTGTACCCGATACGTTCAAGGTAAGGCTTCCCACTAATGGGGTAGCAGAGTTATAGGTAAAGTCGCTACCGCTTCCCGTGATGGTGAAGTTTCCTGCACTCAATATATCAAACTCAACATTACTCGCTGCTGATGTGTAGTTCTTTATCTTGGTTGTAGCAAGTAGTCCAAGTGATGTGCTTTTGGTTAAGTTCTTCTGATTGTGAGGTATCACCAAAGTCTTGAAGAAATTGGTAGATATTAATGGGAAATCATAGGTGTAACCTGACCCATCAAGAATCTTTTCAAGGTATTGCTTAACGTAAAGTGCAGGTCTGAATGCATCAAAAGAAAAGTCTATCTTGTTGGTTGATACGTTTCCATTATCAATCAAGGGGAAGTAAACCCCAGTACCGCTAATGTTATCCCAACTATTTTGGATGTTGGTATAGGTCCAAGCAGTATCAGCAATCCCAAAGTCTATATCTTCTAACTTGTTATTTCCTAAGGCAGTAATAAACCCACCAAGTTCACCGAATACGCAAACCTCATACTCTATGCTCTTTCCATCAATGATAACCTCAAGTAACCTTAAAACACCTTTAAATATCTGAATCTTGTCTACCAAGATGATACATGGTACAGACTTGGTAGCGTTAAAGTTGTAACCAATGTTTGGTTCTGCGGAATTATATAAATTGGAGATGCCGAACTCAAATATATTACCGAATAGTTTATTATTATTGTCATTGCCAGGTAGTACGATGGTTTTACTGAATGAAGTGTTACGGGTTGCAAAGTCTTGGATTTCATCAATTGCATAGGTGAACTCAGCAGATATGTTCTTAGTTAAATCAAGTTGGTAACCATCAATGTAAATCTCTGTCCTCATCGGAATTGACTATATTTTTTATTAGCAATCTGCACATCAAGTTCAAGATTAAACATCTTGTCTGCTATTCGCTTCTTCTCCTCCCAATTGCTTGTCATTGTAACTATTGGGTAATAATAACCTCCTTGCTCAAAATAGACTTCAGGTGATTGGATTAACTCTGCCAACCAATTATAATCAGTTACATTTAAGTAATTACTTCTCAGTTTGTACATAGTGGTATGCTCTACCACATACTTCGTTGCACCTGGGTTGATTCTGTTGTAATCATCATAGGTCCTCATTGCACTAGCACTTGAATTGTACCTCCATTTATTGCCCTCATACTGCTTTGATTCTACTTGCCTTGATTCTTTATTCACCAACCTAAAATGCATAGTATCATACCCACCTAATTGATTTAGGAAGTGTAATGCAATTGGTGAGTAGTTAGGGTTGCAAACAAGTTTAACCTTTGCCTCAGGACCAAAAGATGTGCCATTGTGCAACTTGATGCCATAAGCATAAGCAGTTGATGGGATTACTGTTGAACCATACCAGTCATTTATACCACTCGGTGAGATATCCAATAGGCTGAAGGTATTCTGTGGGTCTGTTCCAGTAGTTATTGCACTTCCACTTGTACTCCCGTTCTCATTGTATAACTGAAGGGATGGGTAGACATTTGTGGTTACCCCCGATGCATTCATGTAACCAATATGCAACTTATCAGTAAAAGCACATTCAACATTGCTCAAATCCCTATTGGTTAACCATTTATTTAGATATGACTTGTAATAGGTTGGAGATTGTGCAGGGTTGTAGAAATCAGGATAGTAAAAGTTAAATGCCACATAGGTCTGCTCTACTAAGTTTGTGTAAGTAGTTCCACTATATTCTTCTCCGTATTTTATAGTATATTGCTTGTAAAGGTTATCATTTGACCCACTAAACAAGGTTTGAACTGGGTTAGGTATAAAATAAGACTGAGCATAATTACGCATAATGTTTCCTGCGTTAAATATTCCTTTGGTACTACTCACATCAGGGAACTGCTTTATCCTTGCCACCAAGACTGCATCTACATAGACATCAAAAACATACTTAAAATTAGTTGATGCTTTATTGGTTGAATCTACCACAAACCAAAGGTCATCGTGAAGTGATGCGTATTGTTCGGGTATTGAGTTAATCGTTATTGCCATTGTTTACTTGTTCTCATTGTTAAGTAGCGAACTTGCTTGTTTTATGTATACTACCACATCAGCACCGACCGCCTTTGCCATCTTATCGTAAAAGTCTTGATTGAACACCTCAGTAATGGCATCATCAAAGAACCCAGTTCTTTTCAGACCTTGTTGCTTTATCTTCCTTGCAATCAGGTATGCAGTAGTCCTTCCCGTGTTTAATTGAGCAACTGACTTCCTCTTAGTTTGCAGACTTGATAGGTTGTACTTTTGGTCCTCATTCCTTTGCGACCTTGCATTTCTCTTTACCCATTTCTGAATAGCAGTTACCATAGGTCCATTCATAGATGGATAGGCAGACCTAAACCGATAAGGTGAGTTAGGTGTGCCACTCTTGAACCCCTTTACACCTTTATTGACAAAGTCATAATACTTTGCTCCTGCTGAACTTTCAGGGTAACCTACATCAATGGAATAAGTTGACCCTTTCTTAGTCAATGAACCCTCTGCTAAATCTGTGCTTAGAGTTCCAGTATCTACTTTGTCATCCTTGATTAAGTTCTTCTGTGCTTGTAAAATGAACTTAGCAGCATATCTGAGGATAGTCTTTTCAACGAATGGCAACTTACCAAGTTTGGCATAGTCATCTTTGCTCGCTGCTTCCCTTTGTATATCGGGTTCTGTGATTACTACACTTGTATCAAACCTTGCCATATTGTTTCTTAATTAGTTCGTTATCGTGTTCCATCTTTGCTTTAAGGTAGGCAAGGTCATTTAAGAAGTTTATTGTAGGTAAGTCATATGCTTGGTTAAGTGTGATTCCTTCAAAGTCGGCAACCAGTTTGGCTTGATAAATCCATCCATAATGCTGCATAAAGCCTCCCATCCCTCCTCTGCTTTCTCCTTCGTTATCTTCGCCTCCATCATCTGTTGCACCAAATAATCCTTTGAATTCTTTATCCAAAGTCTGTAAACTTGATAAAAAAAAACAACCGAACCCAGTACGTTTACAATTGGTGCTTCAAGCATATCTTGAGCATAGTCTGAATGCTTACTTGCATCATACTTATCATCCTTCCAACCTAACCAGGTCTTTTTCTGAGGAATAACCATACATGCCATAATCTTATGCAGATTACCCATTACATCTGAACTGAAGTGCTTAGATTCAATATACCTTGCAGCAGGGATATTCCTAACATCGTAAATGCACTTGTAAACCCTACCATTGACCTTAATGTAGTCAACTGCTTGGGGTTGGATGTCTTGATGAACGAAACTGATAGAATCTAACAAAGGACCAAGTTCTTTAACTGGTAAAGAATCAATCTGATGCTCAGTAAGGTTCTTTAAGATAGATGCAACCTTAACCGATAAGTCAAGGTCTGTCATGTCCTTAGCATTAGCGTAAAGGTCATTTATTTGCTGATACTGAAAGACTGTTACATTTGACCAAGTCATACCCATAAATAGTTGATTTCATGTTAAGTGTAATACAATGTCTATCCAAGGATACCCCTTGACTTCATGGGATTCTTTAGCACTCCCAATCATTGCCAAACTATGCACCCCCATCCAAGAAGGGAGAACGGGTTTTTTGGTTATCCTTGTCGGTAGTTATCATTGTGTTACTACCACTTTTATCCCGTTCTTATCATCTCCAGTCTGTTCCCGAGGCAGACTGTTAAGCATAGATGACACGTTCATTCATTTACTTTTTGTGCTAAAGTTGGGGTGAACCCGTGTTAAGACCCAATCAAGTCCAAAGATAGGTAAAAAAAAGAACCCACCTGATAGCAGCAAGTGGGTCTAATTTATGCGGGTTGCATGAATCAAACCCGAATCATACTGCTATTATTATTCGGATTGACAATGCAAATATAACTATTTTTCAGATATGCTAACTTTTTTAGCAGAATATTTTAAAAAAAATAGTTTCCCCCCGACTTCCCCCCGGTTTCCCCCTATGCGAAACTATACCTCCCACTCCCCACATTCTTCTGTAAATGCTGCCATGCAAGGGACAAACTTACCACGCAGTCATCATGAAAACCTTGGGGTGCTGAGTATTTTACCCCGTAGGAGGTGTATTGGTACTCAAATATCTCCAACTCATCTACAATAGGACCGGAAGGAAAGGTTATCTTCCTTTGGTGTATCGCACTTGCTAATCCCTCCATAAGCATCTGTTTTGAGGTAGAACTGAACTTATACCCTTGAACATCTAAACCCTCCCTTTGCATATCCTCAAATATGGGGTCGCCTACCCCCGTAGAATCCATCAGGATAGGTGCTTTAGGTAGATTGATGATATACTCCTTTGTCTGCCTCCAATCTCGTTGAAACCTCTCAAAATGGCATACAGACCCATTCTTATCAAGTCCCGTGATAACTGTAAAGTCCACAGACTTAGCAAGGTCAATACCATAACAAGCGACTGGTCCATTACTCATAGGGTAGATGCATTGCCTTATGAATGCAGAACCGAATGGGTTGGCAGCATTCTCAGCAGGGTTTGCCATATACTCTTGTTCAAAAACCACTTCAGGCAGTTGCATCCTTGCACTATCTACCTCAGATTTATCAATGTACGGGTTATCGTAGGTGCTAAACTTGAAACTTGCCCAATCTTCCTCACCTCCGTTTCCTTTCATAAACAAAGAGTAAAAGTAGTTCTTACCCTTTGGGGTAGATAAGAATAATGCCTTGCCCTTGTAATCTGTTAGGGTAGGTCTGATTGAGTTCAACCAACCATCTTCAAGGTTAGGGATGAAACTTGCCTCATCTACCACAACCAAGTGAAACTTCCTGCCTCGCAGGTTATCTAACCTCTCCCCAGTGAAGAACTGAACAGAACCACCGTTAGGGAACTCAATAGTCAAATCAGACCTATTAGAGGCGAATGGGACCGCTTTAGCAAGTTTATCAAAGAAAGTCTTGGCAAGGTTATAAGTAGGGGTAATATAGGCAACAGATTGCCCTACAATGGCATTCTTAATGATTTCTACCTGACTGAGTTCTGACTTGCCAAATCTCCTGCCACACATAACCACTCTGAACCTTGCTTCTGATTCAATGATTTCTAATTGGTTTTTATGTGGTTCAGGTAGTTCAATAATCATAGAATCGTTTTGCCCTTAGTAAATACCACCTCAATCTTGCCATCATTTGTAATATGTGCAGTTTCCTTAGGTTTTCCATATACCCTGGTTAGTAATGTATCAATTGAATAAAGGCTGCCCTTCTCCAATGACTTCCTCAATGCTCCTGCAATGGTTTTCTCCAGTACGGTTGCCTTCGGGTTATCCCATACAGCTTTGAGTTCCTGCATATCCATAGACATTATTGCTTGGATGCAGTCATTAACCTCTGCCAGTTTGTAACCCTGCTCTTTAAGTAGGCTTACATACTTCCTCGGTCTGCCGTTTGGGTTGTTAGTTTCTCCTTTTTCAGGCACAATCAAAGTACCTCCGTTTCTTCCTGCTATCTTCTTTGCCACGATGTTATTACTTTGTTTTGTTATATATTACCCCGTTCCTCTTTACCTCCAAACTTGGGTCAAGTTTCAGCATCCTATCCACTATGACTTGGCAATATTTAGGGTCAAGTTCCATAAGTCTTGCTTTTCTTTTTAATTGTTCTGCTGCTACCATAGTACTACCGCTACCTCCGAATACATCAAGAATGATGTCATTTTCTTTACTGCTATTTTTAATTGCTCTTTCTGGTAATTCAATTGGTTTTTGTGTTGGGTGATAATCATTTTTACTATCTTTTTTTAACTCCCATACACTTTTTTCATCACTTGCACCAAACCATTGTGGACTTTTACCTTTTTTAAATGCATATATAAATGGTTCAAAATTTGGAATGTATTGTGCCATGAAAGCACCGAGTCCGCTTTTTACCTTATACCAACATAAAACTGCTCTTACTTGCAGATTTAAATTTGCAAAAGAATTAAATGTTTCTACTGATTTATTTGTGCTATACCATATATAAAAAGCAGAATGTTCATGTGAAAACAAATCGGCATTCATCAAAGATTCATAAAATAAATCAGTCAAATCTTGCCCTTCAAGAGTATCGTTCTCAATACCTTTTCTTTTCTTTTTGTTGTGTCCACCTTCATAACTTACCCCATAAGGTGGGTCAGTAAATACCATGTCCGCTTTCTGCCCATTCATCAACTTTGCCACTTGGTCGCTATCTGTTGAATCCCCACAAAGCAACCGATGTTCGCCTATCTCAAATAAATCACCGAGGACAATATCTGTTTCTATTCCCCCGTCGGGTACTGAGAAATCATCTTCTTCTGCTTCAAGGACTTCAGGTTTAAAGTCGGGTATATCTAACCCCCAATCTGTTAACTGTTCAGCATCCCAGTTATTAGCAAGGTCCTCCCAATCCCATTCACCGAAGCCTACATTATCCTTAATGATAAACTGCTTCTGTTGTTCATCGGTTAGGTCATCTGCTTTAATGATTACAACCTCTTTAATCCCTGCTTCCTTACAAGCCTTTAGTCGCATATTGCCACCCAAGACTACCATATCAGCATTAACCACAATAGGTCTAATGTTGAGCATCTCAGGGAACTCCTTGATGGACTTGACTAACTTTTGGAACTTGTCATCCTTTATGATTCTTGGATTGTTCGGGTTAGATTTTACTTCGCTGATTTTAACTTTTACTGGATTCATTATTTTAATTTAGTTAAGACTCTATTATGCACAAGATTTAACTCATGCTTCCAATATTCTGTGCTTCCTTCTCTTGGGAGGACTTCATCTACTGCTACTGATACCGATTGGATACCTTGAAAGTAACCCCACGACATTTGGATGGCATTGTTGCAGTCATCTATAACCAATGTACCTCCTATCTTTAAGATTGGAAGGTAATGGGTTAGGTCTGACTTTACTACCTCATAGGTATGTCCTCCATCTATGTAAAGGACATCAGGAGGATTTTGACCTGCCAACTTGATTGCATTTGGGTTGGTTGAATCCAAACGGATTAGTTCGTAATCATCCTTGATATTAAAAACATCATGCAGTCTTATAATGTCTGCTTCGTAGTCAGATTCCCAATGCCCATCGGAGGTATCAAGTGGGGTTATTCCTATTCGCCTGACCTTCTTACCATGCCTTTCTGCCAATAGACTGACAATAGCAAGTATCTGCCCTCTAAAGACCCCTATCTCCATAAAGGTAAACTCATCAGGCATCTTCTTTACTATCTCATTCCACATCCAAAGAAAGCATCTTTCCCCGAATCCGAATGCGTTTGCTTCTATCCAGTCCCGATATGCTTTAAGTTCCTTATCAGCATTCACCTTATCGGTGTACTCTTTTACCAGTTCTTCCATCATAGTTGATAAAATTTAGTCATGTCAGTCTTTCCATTCCCATGTATGAACATCGGGAAGGTATGGGTCTTATTGTTATATAATCTGTTATAGGTTAAAGTAAAGTCACCTTCCACCTCAAAAGCAACAGATTGGAAGATATTGCAGTAATCAAGACTGATGCTTGACCTTCTCTCAAGGAATCTTTCTGTGTACCACCTTTGGTCATCATCCTCAAATTGAACAGGGTTCTGCTCAAATAGATTCATAAACACATCCCGTCTACCATATATCTGTCCTGAGTTAAGATACTTCCATTCGTGAGGTACAGATGGAAACTTTCCCATGTTTTGTATGTCAGGATAGCATCCTTTCTCTGCACTTATGATAAGACCACTACCGCCTCTATGTTTGTAATTAAACTCATCGGGAGGAGCAATGCAGTAATTATCATAAGCATCAAGGTAAATGAAATCATCATCATAGGAATTGACAAGGTACTCATACAATCCTATTATTTTAGTACCAAACCCTTTCCACTCTTTGACAATGGTATGGTAATCCCACCCATGCCTTTTGAGTGATTCTTCTAACTTCAACCACCCTGGGTGATTGGGATTATCAAGTGATACTATTACTTTCATATAACAAAAGGATTATAGTAAATTGGTCTGATTCCATGATAGTATTCATGGGTTATTTTGATTACTTGTTGGGTCACTTCGCTACTATGTTTTTCCTTCCAAGACTGATAAACAGTTTCTCCCTTGTCAATGTGGTCTATCTCAATGTGAGGTAAAAAGACATTCCACATCCCTGCAACTGTGGACCGATGTGATGCAAGGACATCATCATAACCATACAAGCAAGGTTGGTAAAGATACCCAATTTTGTCCAACAATGCAGAGGAGTACATTTGGCAAGTACCTATGATGTGATGGCACTTCTCAACTATTATCCACCTTTGACCTGCTATGTGTGGGAGCATCACTAATTCACTTCTCCAATCAGGCAAGGCATGGTTCGGTTCTTCCCAACAATCCTTTCTTTTTAGTCCAACGATGCCTATCCTTTCATCTCTTTCAATTGCTTCAACCATTTCATCAACCCAAGAATCAGAATAGATAATAACATCGTTATCCATTTTTATGCAATGTTGCCCAGGTACACGATACTTCCAAGCAAGGTTAACCGCTTCAGCAGTCCCTATGTTCTGTTCATTGGTAATGACATTGATAAGACCATCTTCTGCATAACTATTCAATAAGTCTTTAGTTGCTTTGCAAGAGTTATTATCTATTGCCCAAAAGTCATGGTCTGCAAAAACACCTTGCATAAATAAACTATCAAGAACTTCCTTTGTTAGTTCGGTCCTTTTGTTCTCCTCGGTATCATGGACCGCCATTGCTATCAATACTTTACCCATTTGATTTATTTATAGTTCCACAATGACCGCACTTGCTTTCTTTTGCTTTTGATTTGATGATGGTAATGGTGTACTTCTTGTGGCAGTTCTTACACGTTACCCATTTAGGTTGGTACTTCATTGTACAAGTTTATCTATGTCTATGTTCCTTTCCTCTAATATCTCCCAAAACCTTCTGTAAACCAAATTGATTGAATCATCTACATCAAGGTCCTG